TTAAATTTAACATAAGATAATATAAACCGAGGAGAAAAACATGGCATTTCAGCTATCACCAGGCGTTGTCGTAACTGAAACAGACCTTACCAGTGTTGTTCCAGCAGTAGCATCCACAACAGGAGCAATTGTCGGAGACTTCCAATGGGGTCCAGCAGGCGAGATCGTAACAATTACATCAGAGAACAACTTAGTAGAAAGATTCTTTGAGCCAAATGATACAACAGCAGTGAGTTTTTTCACAGCAGCATCATTCTTGGCATATGGAAACAATCTGAAAGTAGTCAGAGCCGTAGATGATACAACAGCACGAAACGCTGTTGCAAGTGGTACAGCAGTCTTAATCAAAAATGAAGAAGACTATGTAGCAAATCACAGAGACGGATCTGGTACTAACGGAATGTGGGCAAGCAGGCATCCAGGAACTTTAGGAAACTCTCTTAAAGTATCTTTCGCGGATTCAAGTAATTTTGACAGTAACTCAGTAGCTTCAAGTACAGTAACAGCAGCAGGATCTAGTTATAGTTCTGTTCCAACTGTAACTTTTAGTGCAGCACCAGCAGGCGGTATTACTGCTACTGGTACAGCAACAGTTGCTTCTAGTGCAGTAACAGCAATTACAATTACTAATCCCGGAAACGGATATACTAGTGCACCTACAGTAACAATTAGTGGCGGAGGCGGTTCAGGAGCTACAGCAACTGCAACCCTAGCTACAGATTGGGCATACAAAAACAAATTTGACACAGCACCTTTAACATCTACTAGAGTTTTAACTTTAGGTGGTTCAAACGACGAATTTCATATCGCCGTTATTGACGAAGATGGTTTGTTTTCAGGAACAGTTAATACAGTTCTTGAAACATTTGCAGGAGTTTCTAAAGCTTCTGATGCTAAAGGACTAGAAGGCGGTTCAATTTATTACAGAGATGTAATTGAATCACAGTCAAAATACATTTACTTCACAGATCACCCAGCAAGCGAAAGCACATGGGGAACTAGTGGAGCAGCTAAAACATTTACATCAAACTTTACAACAGCAGAGTCTACAGCAAGTTTGAGTGGAGGTGTTTCAACTTCACCAGCAAGTGGCGATATACAAACAGCATATACATTATTTCAAGACGCAGAAAGTGTAGACATTTCACTTGTGATGACACAAGGAATTAACACTACTGATCAGAAATTTGTAATAGACAATGTTTCTAAAGCTAGAAAAGATTGTTTAACATTTTGTAGTCCACAATTAACAGACGTAGTCAATAATTCAGGCTCAGAGGTTTCAGCATTGAAAGTTTCTAAAGCAGCATTATCACCTACTTCTTATGCCGTAATGGACGGCAACTGGAAATACCAATATGACAGATATAACGATACTTACAGATGGGTACCATTAAATGGAGACATAGCAGGGTTATGTGTAGAAACAGATAACACTACTGATCCTTGGTTCTCACCAGCAGGTTTCAATAGAGGTCAAATTAAAAACGCAGTTAAATTAGCATTTAACCCAACTAAAGCAGCAAGAGACGAGATGTATCAAGCAGGTATTAACCCTGTTGTTAACAGTCAAGGTAATGGAATCATATTGTTTGGAGACAAAACAATGGTTGCAGCCCCAACAGCATTTAACAGAATTAATGTTAGACGTCTATTCATTGTTATAGAAAAGGCTATTGCTATAGCAGCTAAGTTTCAACTGTTTGAATTTAACGATTCATTCACAAGAGCGCAGTTCACATCACTACTTACACCATTCTTAAGAGATGTCCAAGGACGAAGAGGAATTTTCGACTTTAAAGTAATTTGTAACACATCAAACAATACCCCACAGGTAATTGATGCTAATGAGTTCGTAGCAGATATCTTTATTAAGCCAGCAAAATCTATTAACTTTATACAGTTAAACTTTATTGCAGCCAGAACAGGTGTTAGCTTTGAAGAGATCGGTGGTTAACGTATAAATAAGTTTATTAGGAGAAACAACAATGGATATTAAAAGATTTAAAGCAGCCTTAGGACAAGGTGGGGCTCGTCCCAACCAGTTCGAGGTTGAGTTAACATTTCCATCCTATGTAAATATAATTGATAGCGCTGCTAATATATTGGTAACAGGAGCGGCAATGCCAGCTTCAACAGTCAATCCAGCAATTATACAGTACAGAGGTAGGGAAGTTAAACTAGCAGGTGAAAGGATATTTGATCCGTGGACGATTACAATAGTAAACGATACACGTCAATCATTAAGACGTCCTTTTGAGGAGTGGTTAGATGGTATGAACGACAGGGAAACCAACAGTTCAGACTTTTTAACACCAAGAGATTATCAGATGGATATAACAATTAAACATCTAGATAGAAACTCTGAACCACTACCTGGCGGAATGATACAGATTAGAGATGCTTTCCCAATCAACATGTCAGAAGTAGCATTACAATATGCACAGAACGACATCATTGAGGAATTCACGGTAACATTCCAATACCAAGATTACGAAGTTCTTAATCCGTAAGGGTTTTGACGCAGGGAATATAAATTATGGACATTTTTGGATTTGAAATAAATCGGAAGAAGACGCCCGAAGGTGAAAAATCCTTCGTGGCGCCATCTGAAGACGGTGCAATGGAAACAATCCGAGCCGGTGGGTATTATGGTACTTACATGGACTTGGAAGGGGTTGCACAAACAGACGCAGAGCTTGTAAAAAGGTATCGCGACATTGCTATGATGGCAGATGTAGATACCGCAGTAGAAGATATTATCAATGAGTCAATAGCTCAGATGGAGAATGAATCTCCCGTAGAGTTAAACTTAGATGATGTTAATCTATCAAGTAATGTTAGGAAATTAATACATAAAGAGTTTGAGGAAGTTAAAAACTTGCTTGACTTTAAAGTTAATGCACAAGATTACTACAGACGATGGTATGTAGATGGAAAAATATTTTTTCATAAAGTAATCGATATGGAGAATCCGAAACAAGGGATCAAGGATATTAGATATATCGATCCTAGAAAAATTAGGAAAGTGCGTGAGATTAAGAAGGAAAAAAATCCTTCTGGTGTTATGTTTGTTAAAGAAGTAGAAGAGTTCTTTATCTTTAATGATAAAGGAGTTACATCTAAACCAGGACAATACGTTGCTCCTGAAAACCAACAAGGTTTAAAAATAACAAAAGACGCTATAACATACGCACCAAGTGGTTTAGTAGATACTGACAAGAATATTTCATTGTCATATTTACATAAGGCTATTAGGCCAGCAAACCAATTAAGAATGATGGAGAACGCAGTAGTAATTTATCGTATTACAAGAGCTCCAGAAAGAAGAATATTTTATGTAGATGTTGGTAACCTTCCTAAGATGAAGGCAGAACAGTACATGAAAGACATTATGGATCGTTATAGAAACAAGTTGGTATACGATGCCAACACAGGAGAGATTCGTGATGATAAGAAGTTTATGTCTATGTTGGAAGACTTCTGGTTACCCAGGAGAGAAGGCGGGACAGGGACAAGCATTGATACTTTGCCAGCAGGTGCGAACCTAGGGCAAATAGAAGACGTAGAATACTTTCAACGTAAGCTGTATCAGTCCTTGAATATACCTATCTCACGTTTAGAACAACAAGCAGGTATGAATTTTGGTAGAGCAGCTGAGATAAACCGAGACGAGATGAAGTTTACAAAATTCATCATCAAGTTAAGGAGAAAGTTCTCGGTAATGTTAAGCGATCTTTTAAAGACGCAGCTCTTACTAAAGGGAGTTTTAACAGCTGAAGATTGGGCAGACATTAAAGATGATATAGAATTTGAGTTTGCCACAGATGCTTACTACACAGAATCTAAGGAACAAGAAATTCTTAGAAGTAGAGTAGAAGTATTAAACGGTCTAGCAGCATACATAGGAACATTTTTTAGTAAGCGTTACATACAAAAGAACGTATTAATGCTAACTGATGAAGAAATTGATACTATTGAAACAGAAATTATGGCAGAGCCACAATATAGTAGACAGTATCAGTGGAGTCCGTTACAACAGGTACAAGGCGAACAACCAGCACCTGACAATAATATAAATAATGATGTACCAGGTGAAGGTAACCCAGAACCTGGACCAGATGGAGCATAATATGGAAGATAGAAGTCAAGAAGTAAAAGATATGTTGGATAACATTATAGCAGGTAACAATGCAGATGCCCAACAACAATTTAATGATCAACTAGCATCTCGAACAGGTGAAAAACTTGATCAGATGAGACAGGATAAAGCAGCAGATGTTTTTAAACAAAGTGTTGATCCTGACATGGTACCACAAGGAGTAAGTTTAGACGATGCTCTAGTGGCAATAGATCAAACAACAGGGAGACCTGTAGAAGGAGAAACAAATGAGTAAAACATTTAAAGATTTTAGAAATGGGACTATTACCGAAAGTCCTGTTGACGGTGTAGCTAAAGGCTCACTAGATGGAGATAAACATTTATGTGCATCAAAAATTATGCACAAGGAATGGAACGAAGGCACACCAATACTTGGTGAACATGCCGAACCAGTAGACGGAAAAGTCTCTTGGTATAAAGTAATGTTTGAGCACGGTATAGAAACAGTTGAAGTGAATGATCCTAATGTTGAGATTCTCGAAGAGGGTCCACATATGAACCATAAGAAAAAATCATACTAATTTAACTTAACAAAGGAAATCAAATGGCAGTCACAGTAAACAATTTAAAACTTACCCAAGTCCAGGGTGTGGTATCTGTTAGGGGGACTGCAGCAGCCGGAACAATTGCTTTAGCGACAACGCTAAAGAAATCTACTGAGACTCAAAGCTCCCCAGCAGTTAACATTAAAGGCCTTAAATGGACATTATCAAATGGAGCCTCTGCAAAAGTAGCTCGTAACTCCGTCGTGTTATACGAGCTTATGGAGTCAGGAGACATAGACATGTACGGATTTGCAGACAATTCAGAAAACACATCACACATAGTAGTTACAATCACCGGCGGTGATGGTGGTACTGTTATAGTTGATTGTGCTAAAGTTTCTGGATACGGTTCACAACAACACCAAGACGCACCA